AATGTAGTTTTCATAACAAACGACTTACTAAATGGTGGTTTATCATTATCTACCATAATTATCCTTAATATACTATTAATACTACCAAGGGGAGCTTAAGATCTCTCTTTAGCGTCCCCTGGTAAAATGGACTAAATTGCTTTAGCCCATCTCTGTCAATTAAGCGCCAGCTACAGTCGCAGGACCGAAGAAGCCGCCTTGAGCAGACAAAGTCAATGTTGCTTGGTTAGCATCTGTCAACTGTGGGCTAACTAACAACGCTTCGATTTTACCAACGAAGTAGAAGTTAGAGTTAGCAACAGAACCCAGACCAGAACTGCCAGCAGTGGTGTTTAGACCAGCTGGTTTGGCATTCAGCATTGAGAATTGGAATGTATAAACATTACCATCACCAACCAATGGACCAAGCACGCTTGTGCTAGACCACTCGCTAGGCACGTAGTTCAAAGTGATCTCTAGGTTAGGAGAGTCAGATTGACCTTGGATTTGGCTAGATACTTTCTGACCATAAACAGGTACGTTAACAATGTTAGCAGGAGTACCAATTTGTGGGAACTCACGAACATTTTTAATTTCTGTAAAATTAGCAGAACTTGTAAACTTTGCTACTAGCTCTGCTAGTGTGTCAACTGTTGCATTATCAGTAACAGCTGTTGTGTTAACGGCGAGGGCAGAAAATATGCCTGCGCCAATTGATGTAATATGTGCCATGTTATTTAATCTCCATAAGCTTTAAAATTTATTGAATAGTCCCCACGATAAAGTGAATCATCTGCAGGGTCTAAGCCCAAAGTACTCAGTGTACTCGGACCAAATTGGGTTCCATTTGTTAAAGTCTTTCCTTGAAAGAAAGAGTCTAAGGCGTCTGCTACAGTGAAAAGTGTTTTATCACCTTCACCTGCTTTGACAAATATAGATAGTATTAAAAGACCACTAAAAGTTTTCTTAAACCTAAAAGCGTTTAATGTCGCTTTTCCAGGCAAAATACTAACTCGAATAAACGTGTTAGATGTGTCGATTGTACCATTATAGTTAGAGGGATAAGCCTTGTAGCCAGCGCTAACCCATGAGGTTGAAGCAAAGACTCCATAAATATCATCCTTAAGTAAACTATACATGATTAGCCTCCTGATAAAGAAAGCACAACGATGAAGTCATCTTTGGATACAATATTGCAGTTATAACTACTGTTGCCAATAGTTACTTCCGAATATCTATCAAATGTAACATCTGTATTATTGCGAACTGTTAATGTTGTTTTAGTTACTGGTGTACCATTTGCATAGCTCTCTTTTGTAGTCAGAAAACCATATGTAACATATGATTGATCTGAACTAGTAATAGTACCAGTAGAGAAGTTAAACCCTTCAACTATCTTGTTATCAAAAGTAGCTTCCACCGAAAGATCTTTCAGCTTTTCAAAAGCTGTATCAACGGCATTTTGTACTTTTGTTTTGAGGGACATTAATTTGCCCTCCACCAAGAGGTAGAACCATTTCTTACTAATAGTGGTCTAATAAATTTCCTTACTAGACTTGGAGTCATTGGTACTTTGCTTGTATCTTGGTTGGTATCTTTAATAGATATTGTTCCAATAGAAATTTCTTCAAAGTTTTGAGACTTATTATCTAACAAATTTTCATTAGATAATAGATGATATGCCATTTCGTAGGTAGCTTTTTTAAGTCTATCTGGAATTTCATCATCCGCATAAGTAATATAAGTACCTATCCTTGGTTCAAGAACAGTAGCCTCATTACGAGGCCACGCTAGACTTTGGTCGGAACTGACAGCAACGCCAATGAATTGATTTTCGTCAAGAATTAGAGTTGCCGTAACTAATGCACTCTCTCTATCCTCATCATCTGCATTGATCCAAGATCCTGCATCGATTCGGGTTTCGAAGTATGTTTCAGCTTCTTCGAGAGACACATAACAATTAATACCTTGTTCAAGTGCCATCAGTTCCTCCTAATGGATTAAGCGTGAAGAATAGGCAAAATACCTAAGTTCAGTGCATTCATCTTACGTGCCCATGAACCAGCGGTTCCATAGTTAGTGTTAGTAGCAAAAGCACTAGTAGAGCCAGCCCAGTCATAGCCCATTGGATGAACTACGAAGCCATAACGATACCAGATAGATGTAGAACCACCACCAGTATAAGAGGCAGCAGAACGATCAACTTCAACAGGTGTAGGAACAGCAATGTTTGTAAAGCTGATAGCACCTGGCTTGCAAATAAATGTAGTCTTTGTAGAACGATCATTTACATTGGCAGAAGCGGATAAGTCACCTTGAGCAACACGGCTGAGAATTAAACGGAATTTACCACCAAACACTGTTTGGAATGTCAAGTTACCATCTGTGACAGTTGTAACATCGACCAAGTTAGCAGCACGCAACTCAGCCAATACTTCAGGTGAAGTAACCATGTACATGAAGTCAGGCTCATAATCCTTGAATGCCATGCCAAGAGCTTGGAACAAACGTTGACCACGAGCAGCACCAATAGCTGTAGCGTCAAACAGTTTACGCTGATCACCAGCGCCTGTAGCAGCAGCAGCACCAAATACACCAGCAGCATTAATGTCAACGAAGTTACCAGTAGTAGCACCGTCACCGTCGGTATCATAAGCTACCAAACCAGCACCACGAGATACTTCATATGCAGCTACACCTTTGAGGGTAGCAACGATAGCATCAGATTCGTCTTGGCTACGAACTTCAGAGAAGTCACGAGCAATTTTAGACAAACCGTCTTGTTGAGATACAATTTGTTGAAGGTTGATTTGTTCTGAGCCAAATGTACGGACTGTTTTAATGTAGTCAGCAATTTCGGTAGATACATCAGTGTAAGTACCAGCGCCAGAAGAAGAGAGGCTAGCAACGTTAATGTTAGCAGCCAAGGGTTTGTACCAGCGCATTTGACCAATAAAGCTTTCGCCTGTTGGGTCGATACGGGCATCAGTACCAACAATACCAGTGCTGTTAAGCTTTTTGGCATTTGAGTACATCTCGTCAGCGTATGCAGAAATAGCAATAGCTACGTTTTGGAACATTGTATGTGAAATCATTTAAAAAATCTCCTGTGATTTTAAAGGTTAAAGCTACCTAACTTTCCACCTGCGGCAAGTGCTAAGACTTCCTCAGTGGTCATTTCAGATATCTTCTTATTGGGATCGAGTTTGGGAGTACCGTTCATATTGCTACCACCGCCCCCTGAATTAGATTTAGGTTTAAATAGGAAAGAATTATCTTCATTCTTTACATATTGTCCTACAAAATCCTTGATTGATACACCAGATTTGTGAATCCATGCACCAGTCTCTGGATCTTGGATGAGTTGATCGATAATATCACGATAAGCCATTTGGCCAGATCGGTCATTACGGAAATCAAGACCAGTTAATGCATTACGAACTGCACCATCACGGGTGAGTTCAGTTACTTTACCTTCGGCTAACGCAAGCTTTTCAGTGAGTTCTGCGAGCTTCATCTCAGCAACTTCTTTATGCTTACCTTCGTCCTCTAAAGCTTTCATCTTACGTTGTTTAGCATCGTCCTCAAGACGAACACGCTCTTTAACAGCATTGTCACGTTCTTGATAAGCTTTATCTAAACTTAGTTTGATTTTAGAAAGACGCTCTTCAACCATGCGATTGATTAGATCTTCTGTGTCTTTATTGTTAGTACCACCTGCGCCTGGAGCATCCACCTGATCGGCTTGAAACTCTGGGTTAACTGTAGTACCATCATCGAGGAACTCTTTGTTTCCGAACTTATCTACTTTCATCTTTATTTTCCTTTGGCACAGCCATTTAATTTTAATTTTTGGGTTTTAGTTACAAACATAAACGTCTACGGTCCAATACCATACCAATCCATTCCTTTAGGGATAGGAGCTAGTATCTCTTTTCTCGTAATTTTATTTTTGGGATTGATTAAGCCATCCTCAATAGCTTTTTGTCTTAAGGCTCTGTACGTCTTATCAGACATACCTTCTTTTTTAAGAGCCAATAAAGTTTTCTCTATTGTATCACCTTCTAAAGCATCCGCATAGATTTCTCTAAGGGCTACTTTTGACTTAGCTGCAAGTCCAATGTTGGTAAAGAAAGCATCATGAATCGTTGCGGTTTCAACACCGTTTTTACGACCCCACAGATGATATCTTCTTACAATAGTAGCATCATTCATGTGGTTACCATTAACCCCCATGCCGATACCTGCTCTCATCAAGCTTGATTTTCCTAGAAGTGAAGCATCCTCTGCTCGATCTTCGTAAATGTTACGGACCATCCTACCAGCTTCTTTGTCAAAGAATTCAATGCTAGTTTGGACTTTAGGTCTGTATCTCTGGTATAAAGTCTTACCATCAAATGTCACCCAAGGTACATCGACCTTCTGAGTTTCATCAACGTAAGCTTTAGCAGCTTCTTTCCAGAATTGTACGAATTTTTGAGTCACTGGTGCTCTCTCAGCTAGCCTCCGAGACATAATCTCTGAAACAGCCTTGAAGTCTTGAGGACCAATTAGTCCTTTACGAGCATTCATTAACTTATCGACAAACGCTTCTACGTCTGGGTGAGAATCACGAGCATGTGCTAAAAGTTCTTGCCCCACAGGGGTTTCACCTTCAACAACCTCATTTAACTCACGTTTTAATTGTTTAAGACCAAATACAACATTATCGGCACCTAGCCTATCTGCATCTTTGATCTTTGCGTCTATAATATTTGTTACACCACGAAGTTCTTCACGAGTAACAACAGTATATCCTTTTGTTTCTAATACAGAAGCAAATTTAGCTTCAATATTAGCTGCTTGTGTAGCTTTACCTGCACCATAGAAAGAAACCATATTCTGAGCTTTAGCAGCTTTCTGTAAGTCACTCCATTGAATATTAGCATCTCTTAATCCTTGTATCTTTTGAAACTCTGGATCAGACACTGTATCCATAGCTACTAAATCATACAAACGATTCTTTTGTAATGTAGGTAATACATTTGAGTTGACTGAGATATCCCTATCACCTGTACTTAAACCAATAATTTGAGCACCAGAGGATGAAGCATCATTCTCGATCATAAATTTTGTTTTATATGTTGCTAGCTTCTCTACATTTCTAAAGTCACCTTCTACATGGTCATATATACGAGCATATTCAATTGCTAATCTTGAGATCTTAGGAACTTCCTCAGCCTCTGTAGCACGAATAATAGGATGTTCAAGATATTCCCTTAAACGTCTATCTCGTTGAGTTGTCTCTCTCATTAAACGACCTAGACTTAAAATATCTTTTTGATTTCTCATAAAGATTTCCATTCGACCTGCCT